CCAAACATGGTCGCCATTGCTGTAACCATGAGAAGTTGCTGTTACAACTGCTGGGTTTGCTTTTGTAATAGCAGATATTGATTTAGTGGCCTCTACTATTTGACCTCTGTCTTTAAAAAATCTCATATAGTTTTCGCCAACTTCTATACAATAAGATTGTGTAATATTAAATTCAAATGGAATAAGTCTTGTTGCTTTACTAGAATCTTTTACCTCTGCAACAAATCTTGTGCCTGGTCTTCTAGTTGCTCCACCCTGTGTTTGAACAACAAGGTTCTCCATAGTCTCTGCACCATTTTTGTATTTATCAAAGTCAACATGACCTGCCAGTTTAGGTGATAATTCACCAGCTGTAAAGTTTGTTTGAAAAGGATTTACTACTGCCATTATTTTCTAAAGTCTGTAAATGTATCTGCAACAAGGTCATTAATAAAGCCTTCTTGTCCATCAATACTACGAGCCTCAGACATTTTCCCCTCATATATTTTTACCATTTGTGTTTGTAGTGTAACACTATTAGTTACTGGGTAAGCTAGATTTGCTGCTAGTTTTGCTGTCAACGCATCAACAAACATAGAATCAAATAATGCTGTATCTGTAATTTTTGCTATGTATAATATTTTTGCTGTATCTTCGTTTGTTAATAAGACCCTGCCCTCTGTTGCTAAATTTTCTACTTTAAAAATATAATCCTCAAATTCCATTGATAATACTCGTAAGCAATATGGGTCAGTTGGTAATGCATATTGATAATCAAATCCATACGCAGGAGTTGAAGATAACTGTGTAAGACTTGCTCTTGTTATTGCAAAATTCCAAGGATGACTTCTAAGACAAGCATCTCTTGCGTCTGCGTAAAAAGCATTACAAAGTCTAGCTCTTTCTGTGTCATCTGTAAGTGAGGTTATAGGGTCATCCCCTAACCTTCTAAGTGCGTTTGAACATATTGAAACTTCTGTTGCCATAATTTATCCCGTAAGAGGGTAGCCGAAACTACCCCCCTGTTTGTTGTCTTAGTCTACAACATATGTAACGATAAGTGTTACGTCTCCAGCTGCTGCTGTTGCTGCTGCGTTAGACATGGTTAAAGCGATTCTTAAAGCTCCACCTGGGTCTGATGATAAACCACCATCTTCCCATGCAAAGTTAGAAACTGCATTAACATTTCTTGCCTCGAAAGCAACTTCAGCTCCACTTGTTTCTGCTGCTTGTAAAGTTGTTATAGCTGTTGCATAACAATCTTCATCAAGAACAGTACCATCCTCGTAATAAAGACCTACGTTGGCTGCCAATGATGGTGAGCCGTTAGAATCTAAATCGTCATTGAATAGTTTGATTGATAATACTTTTGCGTTAGATGGGATTTGCACCATCATTAGTACATCATCATTATCAATATCGCCTGTTCCAGCTGCAATTGTTCCACTTGCCACACGCATTCTGCCCTGTAAACTTCCAGTTTCTAGGACTTCTCTAGGCGAAGCGTCTAATGCTGTAATTTCTACTGATTTAGCTGTTGCCATTTTTGATTCCTCCTATTAACTCTCAGTACATTCTATCTCAACAACTTTTTCGTCTTCGATACGAGTTGCACCGATTGTCATTGATAAGAACACCTGGGTTGCGTAATTTTTGTCTGCTCTTTCAGATATTCTAGTTTGAATATCTTGACCGACAGCAAGTCCTATACCAGATTGAGCAAATGCTAAAACTAATCTGTTGCTTGATGAGTTAGTATCTAGTCTTTCTGTTCTAATAAAATTAAAACCTAAGAAAGTATCGATATCACCTTGCACAAGTGCTTTAACAGAGTTAAAGTCTGCAGATGTAATTTGTGTTATTGCTAACAAGTCTGATAGTTGTTTTGATGTTACAACGCAATACCTAGGTTCTTCTGGGTCTACGCTGTTAGCGTCTAAAATTTCTTTGGCTTGGATAAGTTTTGTAACTGATAAACCTGCAGAACCATGAGCAATTTTTTGCCCAGACGGTAGAGCTACAGTTGTGCCACCAGCGACACCACCAAATGCGTTACCACTTGCTGCGTCAATGATTGCGTCATCCATTGCTCTTCCCATAGCCCAAGCACCTGCTTGTGCATACTCTGAATCAGGACTTATAAGCATTCTTACTTTATCTTCGTTGTCGATTAAATCTGCCCAGTCATAGTCTTCCATAGTTACCCTTCTTCTTGAATGAGGAGTGTCAACTCTTGGTGTATCACTATGTCTTGAAGTTCTTTTTAATGCTGCTGTAGAGCCAATTCTTTCAAAGTAATGAGCTTTACCAACAACTTGTTCGCTTCTTACGGCATCTCTTAATCTTGAACCTTTTTGTTGTGCCAAATGAAATACGTTGCTTTTATACTGTTCAATAAAAGCTGTAGTTATTTGTACTGACATAATTCAGTCCTCCATAAAATAATTTTTAGTCTCTCGGTTTTTATCCAAAAAGGGAAACCTATGGTTTATAGCCACACACGGCTACCATATCGTTATCCTACTGGGCGAACTGGTACGAAAATTATATCACAAAAAGTTAATCTGTGCCAAATGCTTTTTCATGTAATTGACGCATTTTTTCAATAGCTTCTTTATGTTCCCTGTGCCTACTATCAAAGTAAGGATGTTTTGGGTTGTTCATAATATTTGCTATCTCTTGTTTTGCATCAAGTGGTGAAACAGACAATGTATTATTTTGTGTGTTTTGTGCCATATCTTCGGTAACTTCTTTACCTAATCTTGCAAACATTTTAATTAAAGCAGGATTATTTCCTAATTCTGTGTTAAGAAGTTCTTGGACTTGCTCATCACCATAAACACTTACAGCTCTAAGAGCAGCTTGAACATTTTTGTCATAATCATATCCCCACTCTTGTTTAAGATTTTGCTCTGCTTCTTCTCTTTGCATAGCCATAGATGATTCATAACCTTGTGCTTGTTGATTAATTTCATTTACTTGAAAATCCATTAGAGCTTTAACTTGTTCATTGTTTAGACCAATTTTATGTGCAACATTTCTAAACTCATTCATTGATTCTTCTCTAAAGTATTGTTGATAATCTTCTGGAACTGATACTTCGTATTTGCTAGGCTCTTCTGGTCTACCTAGTTTATTATAAAGTTCTGCTTTTTCCTCCTCTGTTTTAGGTATAGGTATTCTATTACCTATCATTTTTTGTTGATGCACTACAGTTTTTGCAAGTGATTCTACATCTTTGTAGTTTTGTAGAGTAGGGTCGTTTCTAAGTTCTTCAGGTAAAGTGTCCCTCCAATCTCGATTTTCACCTACTGAACCAGACCCAAGTACAGATTCAGAGTTTTGCTCTGTTGCTGTTTCTGGGCTATCTGCGGGTTCGGTGGTCATTGTTTCTTCAGCCATTATCTTTATCCTCCTTTAATAGATTAAGTATTCTGACTATAACTGCTCTTTGTCCTTCGTTAAAGGCAGTTGCGTAAGGGTCTCTTGAAAATGAAATCCTGTGGTAATAGGCTTCCATCAAATCTTTTAAAACTCTTTCTCCATGCTTTGATGTGAAAGTTTGTTTGTAATCTCCAGATAATATTTTTAAGTCTCTTTCTGCTGTATCATTAAAAATATCAGCATCAAAGTTATCGTTTCCTGCCATTATAGTAATCCTTCTTCTCTCGCTATTTCTGTTGCTTCGTCAATAATATCTTTAGTTTGAGGGTCTGACATATCTTTAAGAGCTGAACCTTGACTTTGAGCTATATTTGCTTGTTGCTGTGCCATTTGCATTTGTTGCTCCATTTGTGCTTGTGCTGCTTTTGCTTCTCTCATTTGTTGCAATTCTCTTTCACCTCTAAGAACAGACTTTGGAACACCTAATAAATCTGCTCTCATTCTAATAGCTTTATCGTTATCAATAATATCTAACAGATTTGGGTCTGCTGGTGCAAGTTGTAAAACTAATTGATATAATCTTTCTACTGCTACAGCTTCTTCCATACGTTGTGAACGAGCCAATGGTCCAACGTATTCTATGTCAATGGTTTCGCCTTCAATAATTTCTGGTGCTGGTAGTAAAGCATTTGCTCTAAGCATAATACCAAACACTCTTTCAATAAGTGGATTTAAAAACTCTGACTGGAATCTACCAAGTGTAGGACCTAGAAGTCTTTGCATAAGTTCATACCTTACTTGCACTTCTGTGGCAGTCATTTGAGGACCACCTTGTAGTTGTAGTTGGTCTGAATAGTATGCTTGTCTAATAGCTGTTCTTAGATTGTTTTCTTTGAAATCATTAAGTTGCATATTAGCTCCACCTATAAAAGGTTTGACTGCAGAATCATTTCTAATAACTGTTATACCACCTGGTGTCATTCTAACTCTGCCTATTACACCATCATCTTGCACAAGAAGTGGTGGGTCTATAGCTTTTGACCAAGCTTTAAGTCCAAGCTCTACTGCTTTGTTTAATGTTTTGATATCTGGTAAAGCATTAAATGATGGAGAACGTCCAAATACTTCGCCAGTTGCTTTGGACCATCTTGGAACAAGATAAGGAAATTCGTTATATCCACTTGCTCTAACAACCATTTTATCCTCTTCGCATACATGACAAGAATGGAATGGTAATTTTGTATTTGCTTTTCCTAATACTCTTTCATAATCTTCAAGTGGTTCTACAGCATGAATAAAATTAAACATCTTATCTGGTTTATCTTGTGCAGCTTTTAGAATTTTTTCTCCAAGATTATCTTCGCCAAACTCTTGCACTGCTTGTCTTGCAGATAATTTATATTTTCTGTAAAGAATATCTACATAACCTTCTGTGTTTTCTTCTATAAAGTATTCTGAAATATGTAAACAATTAAAATGAATGCCACCATCTGCAAATCCTTTTTTAGATTCTTCTACAAACAAAGCACCCGTACCTATTGTGCATAAATCTAAATAAAGTTCGTGTACTTCTGTATTAAAATTACTTTCATTGAAAGCATCATACATTCTTTTAGCAGAATCTTCTAACCAAAGCTGTACTTCTCTGTCTTTATTAATCTCTTGGTTTCTTGTTTTTATGTGAAACCATTGTAAAGATGGAGATGTAAGAGTTCCCTGTAAACTTGCAGCAAGTAAATTACTAGCAGTTATCGCAGTTGAATCAAAAAGTATCTCGGCTCTTTTCTCACCTTTAGTTCTTTTTGTAACTATGTCAGCTTTACGAGGCATAACGTAGTCTAAGATTTCTTGCCAATGGTCTTCCCATGTGCCTCTTTGTCCCATGTAAGAATTTAATCTTTTTTTAATAATATCGTATTTATCCATAACCCATTCCTGAACCACCTAAAATAGTTTTGGCAGTTCGTGCTTCTTCAGTAACACCTTGTCCTGTTGTAAGCAAAGTTCCTAATCTACCTCTTTTAGAAACAGCCAAACTTTGTTGTTTTTCTTTTTCTAATTTTTCAGATGCCTCTCTTTCTTGTTGAGCTAATGTTTGGTCAACTGGTGGTGAAGGCTGAATACTTGGTTTCAAACCCATTTGCAATTCTCCTTTAGCAAACCATACACGGCACAGTCTACATATTTATCATTTATTTTCATCATTCTTTTCATAACACCTTCTTTTTCAAATCCTACGCCTTCTATTAGTTTTTTAATTCTAGCATAATTATTATCACAAGTCGCTGTTGCTCGTGAACATTTTGCTTGAATAAATATATAATGAAACATTTGTTTGATTACTTTTCTGGTACAAGCTCTTGGTGTATCGAGTGCTACATGAATAAATATATTGTTGCCATCATAATCAGAAAAGATAATAGCTCCAATAATTTTATTGTTTTCTAAAATTCCTATGTAAGAATAATCTTCGTTGTTTTGATTTATGTGAGCTTTGTCTGCAATAAATTCAAAACATTTTTTCTTCCAAGATTCATCTGTTACTAGCTCTATCATTATCCACCTAAAACTGTTTTACGAGTTTTTGCTGTTTCTTCAACACCACTTGCTCCTGTCAACATTGTGCTTGTAGGAGCAGCACCTAAAAGTCTTCTTCTGTTTGTTGCTGCTGCTAATTCTGTTTTGACTTCTTTTGGTCGAACAGGCTCTATTTTTCTTTTAGGCTTACCTAATATAGGAGTTGCAACTGCTTTACCTAATGCTTTTACTGGTTTAAATATTGCTTTAGCTACAGAACTAACTATCTTTGCTACGCCACCCATTATGTTTTCTTAGCAGTCCTTGCAGCTCTTTTAAATGCTGCAGCTGTTGGACTGCCTTTTGCTCCTTTCTTTCTCATTTTTTCTCCACGCTTTCTTTTTGCATGGATGTTTGCATATAATCCTTTTCTCATTTCTTTTTCCTTAACAAGTCAGCGTCTGCTTTTCTAGCTCCACCTTTTCCTGTTACAAAACTTCTAACTCTACCCATTGCCCATTGATGGGCAGATACTTTTGGCCTAGAGCCTGAACTGTAATAAGCACCGAGGCCACGCTTATATACAGCATCTAGTTTTGATTTAGAAAACTTAGAAGCACCAGATATACCACCATACTTACCTGCTTTCTTTTTTGTTGCAGCCATTATCCTCTGCTCCTTTGCTTACTTATTTTATCCATCATAGCAGGAGTAAGCTTTCCTGCTTTGTAAAGTTTGCGAGTTCTTTTTATTTCAGCCTCTCGTTTCTTTGGATTCTTTGCACCTCTGACATACTTAGTGGGGACACCACCTTTCGTCTTTGGCACTTTCTTAAACTTTCTCGCCATTACTTTTTCTTCTTAGACATCATTATTTTTTTCTTTAGTGCTGGTGGTAATGTCTTTTGTTTTTTTGTAAGACCACCTTTACCTTTTGGTTTTTTCATCCCACCTTTTTTTCCGTAATGTCCTGGCATATTATCCTCCTATGCTGTATTGGTTTTTTTCTTCTTGTGCCTATTGGCAAAATTTCTTGCAGCTGCCACACTACCAAAACCCCATGCTCTAAGTGCAAGTGCTTTTCTAGTAGGACGACCTTTCTTATCTTTCATAGGTCCTTTCATACCAGCAAACCTTGCAGCAAAAGAAACTCTTCTAGGATTCGTACCAGACTTTACAGGTGCTTTTAAATTAGCTCCTTCTTTTTTTTTAAAGAATCTACGACCTGCTGCTGTTAATCCACCCTTTGGGTTTTTGTGTTCCTTCCTCATGCAAAAATACTAAACTCCGAATCAGCTTGAACATAGGTAGGTTCGTAATTTTTGACCCTAGCTTTTCGTAATGACATGATACAGTATCTCATAGCTGATATAACGTCATCATTGATAGGAACAATCTTACCATCTTTCCTATGATACATTCTTAATTCTTGTAAAAGTTTATCTTGATTTTTGAATATTTTCAATCTTTTTGTCTTCATTCTTGTATACATTTCCATAATACCAGCTTCGACTGACACACCACCTGAACCTTCTTTCTGTCCTTGGGCTGGTGGATTACTAAAATGTTCTTGTGTCATGTTGCAACCCTCTGCTCTGTACTGCTCGGTAAGTGATTTACCAGAACCTTTGTCAGCTTGTCTGCCGTCCATAGGCCAGATTACAGGAATCCAGTTGCCTCTTGCCTTGATTGCACTTGCATGAATAGGCACAGATTCTTGTCGTAGTGCATAAGTATCGTAAACATATGCTATATCTGCATCTCTATCCCATGCTATCCACACAGCTGCAGTTGGGTGATTCCAACCAAAGTCTAATCCACAAAGTCTTGGCCAATGTGTAGGAATATCTATTGGGTCGCATACTATTTCATCTTCTGCTACAGGGAATACAAGACCAGAGCCTAGTTGTGGTATACCCTGCTCACGCATTTTTCTTTCGTGTGGTGGTAATGCAGCTAATATCTGCTCTCTTACTTCTTTTGTCATGTGAGGTGCATCATCCCACCCAGCTTGTTGTAGTGATTGCCCTGGTTTTAAGTTATTTACAAACTGTGCTACTGTTTCTGTCATGCCATTTTCTGGTGTAAAGGTCATAAAGACCATTCCTGCCCTGTCAGCAGTCCTTGTTAGTGCCTGACTATAGATAGGACCTGGTGGCTCTTCGTCTAGCCAGACTACATCTACAGCTTCACCCATCCATTTTTCTTTTCCCATCTCATATGCTTTGAATGCTAGTCTTGACCACCCCCCAGATTTATGTCTTACAACTACTGAGTTATGTGCATTTGGTACACCTGGCTTTCTTGTAGCTTCTCCTATGTCATCAAATGGTATTGAGCCAGTTCCTCTAGCAGTAGGGTCATCTGGCTGCCCTAATAGTTCTTTTTGACAGATATCTCTAGTAGTTTCGTTAGATGAACCACCTGCCCAGGCTCTAATTGGCTTTGTAAACTTCCTGCCTTTCCACCAGTCTGGGTATTTACCAGTCAAATGGTAGGCCATTTCCATTGCACCACAAAAAGATTTACCTATTCTGTTACCAGCCATAAGTAATCTTTGAGATGCTACTGTATTATGAAACTTAGTTTGGTATTCATAAGGCTCATAGTGCTTTAATCTATTCATAGCCTTACGTCTTTCTAGCTCTCTAGCTATTTCTACTGCTCTTTCTAATTGTTCGCTCATTAACCTTAGTTAATATTCCCTGGACCTACCATCAAACCAGACAAAAGGGTTTTTAGTTCTATTTCTAATTCCTCTTCTGATTTTTTACCAGTTACATCTTCTACTTTATGAACTGTTTGATAGCCAGTTCTATCCAAGATTGAATTTATTGCACCCAGTTTTACAGAAGCACTAACCTTTGGGTCTTCTACAAGGTCCTGTAACTTATTAACTGCCATTGGTACTGCACTTGCAATCAGCTTTTTAGTAGCTGTTTCTATCTCATGAGCCAGTTTATTCTTTAACTCATACCCTTGCTGCTCTGCTGTCTTGGGACTATATCCAGCCTTAATAGCAGACTGAGTTGCATTACCTGTTTGACTAAAGTTCTGAACAAACATTTTTTGTTGCTCTGTCAGTATTTTACCCATATTAATAATATTCTAACCTAAAGCACTTTTATATGCAAATAATACGCTAGTTAACTATTTTTTTTCCCC